TTGCGAGCGTCTGGGCACGGTCGGCGGCGGTCGGGCCGTAGACGTCAAGCTGGACACGGCGGCGCTGCGGCTGCACGATGGCCTCCCCGCCGCACTCGGTCTGGTGCAGGTTCGTCGAGAGGCGCGTCATGGTCATCGGGGTGACGAGCACGTAGCTTTTCGTCTTCGGCTTGCTCACGCGGTTGACGTAGCCGCGTACAACAACGGCGGAATCGCCGAGGTAACGCTTACAAAAATCGCCGAGGGCCTGCACGAGGATGCCGTCACTCATCGTCTCCCCCTTTGGGCGGTTCCGTGGCCCCGACTTCCGGCGGCGCGGTTTCCCGGAGCTTCACGCACCGGATTTTCGTCCAGCCTGCCGTGGGATTCCAGCGCTCCAGAACTTGATCTACCTGCCACTCGGCGCCATCCCAGTAGAGAAGATCGCCGCCCTGCTCCGCCGGACGATCAAGGGCCGACCAGTCCCCTGAAAGATAAAAGTCGTGCCAGATCGTGTTCTGGCGCTGCTGCACGAGGAATTGCAGCGTTTTGTCGGCGACAGGCTGCGGCTGCGCCATGACTTCCACGGCGGGGGCCCATGCCGGGACCTGCTCATACTGCGCGTTTACGGTGAAGCCTGTGGAGACGAGAATCACGACCGACTGGAAAGGGTTCACGATGCTGATAAGCGGACGCACAAGTTCATGGAGATTCATTTTTTGACTACCTCGTAATCGATGGACTTGAGCAGGCTTCCGGAATCGATGAGCGTCCCCTTTCCCGCGCCCTTGGCGTTCTTGCGGCGTTTGGTGGATTCGGCGTTGTCCGGGGGCATATTACTCTTGATCGTTGCTTGAATGTCGTCTGCCATGCGGCGTCCCACAAGCCGCATCGCCTCTTTCGGCGTCCATCCGGCTTCCAACGCTTCCGCGAGGTTATCGCACCATGCGTCTGCCTTGGCATCGAGCGTTGAGCGCAGGAAAGGCCGTGAGGGGATGGTGACGGTGTGGGCTTTGACCGACGCATCCTGCGCAAAATCACTTTTGCCCTTCTTCACGAACCGATTCCCGACGCTGCCGTCACGCTTCCGCTTGAAGTACAAGGTTTGCGTCCGCTCAGGGATTTCGATTGTTGCGCCGTATTCGTTGTACGCCGCATACTCTGCGACGGGAGTACCACCTTCGCCCCGCGTCGCATTTTCGAGCACCCCGGCCTTCACGACGATATCGGGGGTAATGTACTGTTTGAGCAGCTTTTCGAGTTCTCCGGACACCATTACCCCCACGGATGCCAATACCGGGCGGCATAGTAGCGCCCGCCTACTGCATAGGGCTGGATGGCCTGCCAAAACGTCTGTCCGCACGGTGTCTGGTTGTAGAACGCCTTCCCCGTCGCCGTGGGCATGGAGAAGCTGATGCTGACAGTCCCCTCCGTAGCCGAAGCTACCGGCCCGGCCTGTCCCATCGGCCACAAGGCCAGCGTCGCCAGATGGCAGACGAGGAGATACAGGAGCGTCTTGCGGATCATGATGCCGTGGGCCGGATCATAAGGAACCGGGGATGAGTTTGTGTTGTCTAAGATCAGACAGGCGACGTCGAACGCCTGCCGAAGCTGTGCATCGGTCAGGAGGGGCTGCCCGGTCTTCGGATCGACGAAGCGCGGATAGGCCTCCCGGAACTCCTGCGGGTCAAAGACAACAACAGCCACGGTTTAGAACCCCGCCTTGCTCTGGAGCGGTTCGGTCTGCGCCTTGGGGTCGTTCTCCACGTCCACGGGCTCCAGCCCGTTGCGCAGTTCCGCCCTTTCGTCGGCCTCGTCCACGGCGTCGGCCTTGCGCGCCTGCGCGAAGATAAGCCCGGACTTGAAGATTTCCATGTGCGGCCCATAGGTCTTTTCAATGTACGCCCAATCGTCGGCGTTCACCCGCGTCAGCCCAAACGCGCCCACGGGCAGCACGCCCTTTTCCTTTCCGCGCAGGCTGGCGGCGTTGCCTTCGATGAGCACCTTGCGTCCGTCGGGCATGGGGAACGTGATCCCGGTCGTCCGGTTCAGGGCGACCATCACGGTATCCGTCTTCGTCGCCTGCGTTGTTTCCGGGGCGGTATTCTTTTTGGGTCTGGCCATATCTCTGTATCCCTCCGTTGTTTTGGTCATCATGGCAAAAGAGCCGGGACGAAATCACCGTGAACAAAGTTCGGCTATGCAGCACGGCGAAGGCGGTACTTGCCCAGCATGTTCAGGTCGTTTTTCAGGGCCAGCCGGAAGGCTTCGATCACGTCGACGTGGTACGCCTTCACGCTCCCGAAACGGCTATCCTCAATTTCCAGGATTTCGTAATCCATACGGCGGGACATATCGGAAAGCTTGCGTCCCGCGACGGAGTACGCGGCTGGCGTATCTGCGAAGACGTCAAGGAACCACGGGATGCCCTTCACGGACTTGTAGTCCCTGCCCCGCCCAAGTTCGTTCTCAAGAGCCGCAGCCTTGCGCACGGCGGCGGAGGCGGTTGCCATCGCGGTAGCCTCGCGGCGTGAACCTATTTCAGCCTTGGTGCGGATAGCCTCGTCGCGCTCGGCTTCGATACGCCTGATGGTATCCTGCGCGACCAGCACGGCGCGGGCGAGGATGGCTTCGGGCGTATCGTCCGGCTTGGCTATCAGGTAACCGCCCACCTTACGAATGGAGGGGATGACCTCATGTGTCACCCACCGCTTGAACGCCTTGGCTTCGGGCTTGCGGGAACGCAGGATGAGGGAATACAGGCCCGGTTCGGATACGACGGAAAGATTCCTGACCTGATCCGTATACTGTACGGGGTAGGTCGAAAGCTCGTCTTCATCCAACATTTTTGAAAGGTTACTGGTATCCAGCCCGAGACACCCGCACACGTCTTTCGCCACGAACCACTGGGCCCCCTGATCGCTTCTGACGACGCGAAGGGAACCGAACTTTTCATGTTCAAAAAAAGCCAAGGGAGATTTTTCCATCGCTGCACCTCCATAGTGTTTTGGAGATGATGCAGCATGGCGGCGTGGGGGCACACCGTGAACAAGGTTCGTACAGGCAAAAGAAAAGCCCCTTTCGGGGCGGAGGGCGACGGCGGTGGATTTTTGGAACGGCCTATGCCATGATAGCCTCATCTATAATAAGGGGGATGATGTATGGCTACCTACATCAAGTTTCTGGCAGGGGACTACGGGAAAGAAGAATATATTTACATTAAGAATAAAAACAAGTTGCGTTGCTCTTCAAAAATGTTTGGAGCAAAGGAACTTTTTCTTTCCAGTATTGCCTCTTGCGAAGTAGCCAATGAAGAATCGGTCAAAAAGCTCGGCGGAACTTTGGGAGGCGCACTTGTCGGCGGCGTCTTGCTTGGAGGCATCGGAGCGGTTGCGGGTGCGGTAGCTGGAGGCAAGACGACTGAGTCTACCGTCATTATTGAGTTCAAAAATGGAAATAAGGCATTGGCAAAGGTGAATAGCCCCATGATGGAGGTTATCCGTGCCTATCTTTTTGATGACCAATTGGCCCAAGAGCGTGGAGAACCAAACCCGCTTATACATCATGAACGTTCTCAGACGCCCCCTAAAAAAATTGCCCTTATCATTGGAGTGCTGATAACAGTAGTGCTAGCCGTATTGTGGCTGAGTTGTGCCCTCCAAACGCCGCCCAATACGAATGGGGCCTTGTTATGGGGAATCCTCACTATCCTTTCCGGACTGTATTCTTGGAAAACCTATAAGAAAATATATAAATCTTAATATATTAACTTGAATCCGAACAGGGAGAGAGGACCATGGATTTTTCGGAAAGAATTGCTGAATTGTCGAAAAAGGTAAAGAATCTGGGAGATAGCCTCAAGACCGAAGAGGCCACGAAAAACGCCTTGGTGATGCCTTTCATCGCGGCCCTGGGATACGACGTTTTCAACCCTGCGGAAGTCGTGCCCGAATTTTCAGCCCCCATCGGCGAATATAAGGACGCCCGCGTGGACTATGCGATTCTTGTGGACGGCAAGCCTATCCTTCTTCTGGAGTGCAAGGCTTTGGGCACGTCTCTCGACATGAAGCACTGCAACCAGCTACAGCTTTACTTCCACGGAACGGAAGCCCCCATTGCCATCCTGACGGACGGCAACCGTTACCGGTTCTATTCCGACCTTGAAGCAGCAAACAAAATGGACAGCAAACCCTATATGGAGTTCGTCCTTGACGATATGGATGAAATGCTGCTTCCGGAACTGCGCAAGCTGGCAAAAGGCAAATTTAATCGAGACGCCTGCATGAGTGCTGCAAACGAACTTAAGTACAACCGTGAGTTCAAGCGCATCATGGGGGAACAGATGGAAACGCCCCACGAAGATTTCGCACGCTTTTTCATCGGACAGACGTATGATGGGCGTATCACGCAAAACGTTCTGGATCGCTTCACTCCAATCCTTACCGCTGCGCTTGACCAGTTCATCAACGACCGCATCAACGACCGATTGAAAAATGCCATGACGCAACAGAAACCGGAAATTGTAGAAATAGAACCCGAAGAAGCCCCCCAAGGAAAAGAGCAGGATTCGCGTATAGTCACCACCGAGGAAGAAAAAGAAGCGTATTACCTTGTCAAATCGCTTCTGGTGGGCACCGTTGATCCGGGGCGCGTAGCCATGCGGGACGGCATCAGCTACTGCTCCATCCTTCTTGACGACAACAGGCTCAAGCCTCTGTGCCGCCTGTATTTCAACGGAAAACAGTGGAGGGTCGGACTGTTTGATGGGGAGAATAAAGACGCAAAGGAAGACATCGAAAAACTGGAAGATATTATCCCCTTTGCGGATCGAATCCGGGCTACGGCCTTGAAATACGATAACAAGTAAAACTTTCCAACGTGGCGTTGCTCGCCAATGATGAAGAACATCCAGATACGGGCAACGCCACTGCTTTTCTCTTTACATTTTTCGCGTTTTGTGCTGTCTTTTTTCTACGGTGCTCATCACACCAACAGTAGGCGGACAACGCCACCCGATAGTATGGCTCTTTTTGTGCCCTTTTGCCGAAGTCAAGACTCTTTTTGACTTTGGTTTTCTGCTATACTTGCATCTTCCTGATGCCGGGTGTCCCTGATATGTCCAAGCGTAAGCTAAAGGCAGGGAGCCGCTCCTACTGGCGGTGATGAACACCCGGCATCGTCATTCATCGGCGATGCCAACTCTTAACAGTAGGAGTTGGTTATGTCTCATTCTCTTTGCTTCAACGATTTCACTTTCTCCCCCATAACTCGCGGCAATCAGCCTTGGATTCGCGCTACAGAACTCGCACGAGCTCTTGGGTATGGACGCGAAAATCAAGTTTCGCGTCTTTACCGAAATAACGCCGATGAATTCACGCCAGACATGACGCAACTAGTTGAAATTACCGCACAGCCCCAAAACGGGGCTGAGGGTCGCGCCCGCATCTTCTCACTTCGCGGCTGCCACCTCCTCGCGATGTTCGCCCGGACTCCGGTAGCAAAGGCATTCCGCAAGTGGGTGCTGGACGTCATCGAGCAGTACGGCGACAGGGTGCCCGTTGCCGAACCTGTGACGCTCAACGACGAGCTGATCAGCGCGTCGGAACGTGCCGAGCTCAAGCTCATCGTAGACGCCAAGCTCTCGACATACCCCGCCGCCGTGCAGGGCAAGGCCCGCGCCGAGATATGGGCGAAGCACAACCGCCACTTCCGCATCGCGGAATACAGCCAGCTCCCGGCCCGGCTTATGCCCGAGGCCCGCGAGTTCCTGCTTTCCGTCCGCGTCCGCGCCATCAATGCCATACCCACGGCGGAATCCGCGATTCCGTACCCGTCGCTTCCCGTCGCATCGTCACTATACCGCGACCGCGTGAGGGAGCTTGAACGGCTCGAACAGGATTGGATGGAACTTGCAGTCCTGATCCGCGACCGCGCTTATGGACTGGAACGAGACTTCCGCCGAGTGACGCAAGGAACGTATCCCGAACTGCTCCGGCATGTATCGCCATCCGGGAAGACGCCCGTTGACGCGCTTATCCAGCTCATGACAGCCCCAACCTACACCGCCCGGCAAAACCTCGAATCCGCGCTTGATGATATGCGTCTTGCCATCCGTGCCGCGAAGACGGCAAACAGGTTGATGCTAGGATAGCCCTTGACCCCGAGCACGGGAATGGCTATTGAAAAAAGGAAGGGCGGCAAGTGGTGACACACCTGCCGCCCCGTGGGACACCCTCCCGAGATTGATCATCTCAAGTTTGCGCCCCGGTTGGAGTTCGCACCTCCTACCGGGGCAACTGCGTTATTGGTTCAGCATGAACCGAATCACCACAGCCACAATGACGCCGCCAATCACTTGGACAGCGACGTCCCGGAGGAAGTGTCGCATGGAGTACCCTCCTTTCAGGAGAGTGCCCCACAGCGGTTTTCTATCCTTTCCCTATTCCCTTGTCAAAGAACGACTATCAGAACACCGAGGCGCATTTCTGCTTACTTTTTGCATGTAGAGGACAGAAGTTATCATTACTGAGCAGAGCCCAAAGATGCAAAGAAGCCCCAACCGTTAAACAGGCGGTTGGGGCTTTCGCATGGAGGGAAGGATGGGACTAGGCTCCAGTCATTTGGGCAAAGGCAAAGGGCATGAGCACGATACCGCCGTAGGTGGTGCCGACGAACTTCTGACGGAAGCTGGACAGGTCGGGCACGACGCGTCCGGCACGCATCTTTTCTCCGAAGGCCAGCGTGCCGGATCGCTGCCCGTTCACTTCGGGGGCGATGAGGAACATGGTTTCCCCGGCGGTCATGCTGTGCAGCTCGGGGACGGTCACGATGTCAATGCGGGTGAAGTACCGCTTCAACATATCCAGCACGGACACGTTGAAATCGGTAGCCGCGCCGAGGCGAACGGCCAGTTCGGGGGAGAGGCAGAGCTTGAGGGGCGTGTCTTTGTCAATGAGGCCGCTGGACTGCTCGGAAAGCTGCGCGAACAGGGCGAGGACGTCATTGTAGATCTGCACCGTGGTCTTGTCGGCCCATTTCGTGGAGCCGCCCGTGCCCGTGGCCCCTGCGGTGATCGCAGCAGGGAGGTTCGGATCGTTGAGGATACCGTAGATTTCCTTCCCGGCGACGCCGAGCAGGTAGAAACGGTTCTGGTCGATGTCGATGACGTTGGCGGCCGCACGCTGCTTGGAGGCAGCGAGGTTAACTTTCGCCGTGCTCGACATGTCCACTTCAAAGTCTCCGTAGGTGATGGACGTCTGGAAGACGTACTGCACGCGGGTTTGCCATTCGGAGTTCACGCCCGAAGTCGTGCCGTTGGCATAGTCGGAATACGGCTCGGTCTTTCCAGTCATTTCGTCCACGCGCCACTTCATGTACGGGGTCGTCCAATCGCCCTTCTTCTCTTCACCGAAGATTTCACGGGCGCGCCGGGGCGCGGTCAGGATTTCGATGACCATCGGGTCGATATACGCCAGAAGCTCGGCGGGGACGGTCGTGTTCGGAGTAGTGATGAGCGCGGCGTCCTGCGCGATGCGAGCGCGGTTCTCCGGGGTTGCCCACATGCGGGCGCCCGGGAAGATAAAGCCGTAGCGCTTGGCCTGTTCAAAAGTCGGATTCATATAGTACCTCCTACGCTCCGGCGGCGGCTGCGCCGAGGTTGGTGCGGGCCTGTTCCGCAGTGGTTGCGCCAGTTCCGCCGTTGGCCACGCCGAGCGCTCCGGTGGCGTTGCTGAAATCTTTCTGCATCAGGTTCGAGGTGTCGCCGCCGGATCCCGACGCTGCGGCCTGTCCCCAATTGCTGATGATGATCGGTTCCCCGATTTCGCCGGGCGTCTTGACGACCCACCCCGTATCGAGGTGCGTGGCGTCGGGGGTCCCGGTGCTGATTGAACCGTCAGCGGTGGAGGCAAGGACGGCCTGCCCCACCGTGGCCTTGGTCGTGGAAACGGCCCAATAGTCGCCCTTTACGGCCACGGTGAGGTTCGAGCCTGCCGGGACGGTCAAAGTGCCGTCAGAAAGCAGTTCGTAGTTCACGTAGTTGATGACGCGCTCCACGAAGCCGAGCACGGCTGTGGCGGTGCCAGCAACGTTGGTGGCCTGCGTGTTGTCGATCACGCCGGAATCCACGACGGGGAAGACGAAGCGCCCCACAGGGAGGGCCACCGCCGCCAGAGGGTTGAGCGGGGTGTAGATGCTCTGGTCGGGCGTCGCTTTATCGCCAGCGACGCCGGGAGCGACGGAGAGATTGACTTGGGACTGCAAAGGCATGGTGTGCCTCCTATTCTGCAATGGTGATATTGGAAAGCCCGGCGAAGCTGCCAGACATGCGCCCGACGGGGGCCGCGTCACGGGCAACGGAAGGTGTCGCCTTCTGCTTGCGGAGGACATCGATCATACCGGGCCATGCCTGCCGGGGATACTTGCGGGGATTCTCCCCAAGCTGCTCCAGCGCGTAGCCGTAGACGTCGGACGCGGAGTCGAAGGACAACGGGTCAAGTTCGCCCACCAGCCCGCGCACGTCGCGCACGGCACGGGTGAGGTTCCGCATATGCTCCTGCGCTTCGGCGACTGCGGATGCCTTGATGCGGGCGGCGTCCATTGCGGTGAGAGGACGCGGACCACGGCGGCGGAATGCCCTGTCCTGAGCGGTTCCCTTGTCTTCCGGGGCTTCATCTCCGGTCGCGGGGGAATAGGCGAGATCGGCGAGGGAGTCGGTCAGCTTCTTTTTCTGCTCCGGTGTGAGGTCGGGGACGGAAGCGAGGATGCGCTTAATGGCCGCGTCCTTGTCCTCGTCCTTGCCGAGTTCGCGGCGTTCGCCCTCGGATTCGTGTTCCCGGTCAAGCTTGCGCCGTTCCTCGGGGTTCCGGATCAGCTCCTCACCGTACTTGACGCCCTCGGCAAAGGCTTTGCTCTCCTGCGGGTTCTCAGCGTCGAGGCCGCAGGCATCCATAGCCTTTTTCATACCCTCGGACTCATGCTCGCGGTCGAGCTTCCTGCGTTCGTCCGGATTGCGCTCCAGTTCCTCGCCGTATTTTACGCCTTCGGCAAAGGCGCGGGATTCGGCGGGGTCTTCCGCATCAAGCCCGCAGGCGTCCATAGCTTTCTTGGCTTCTTCGTCCATCGCTTCCTTTTTCTCCGGTTTCTCATCACCCGTGGCCTTGGAGTAGGCCAGATCGGAGAGGGAGTCCGTCAGTTTTTTGACGTCCTCGGGGTCGAGTTTGGCGGACAATTCACCGATGAGCTTGCGGATTTCCTCCGCCTTGTCCTCATCTTCGGTGATATCCACGATTTCGCCAGTCACGGGGTCGACCTTGTGCAGGTCGATGATGGCCTGCGCAAGCTCCACTTCCTGCTTTTCGATGTCCGGGTTGTCGTCTTGCGCGCCCCGGAACCATTTCTTAAACGTGCCCATAAACGTTCCTTTTTTCGTTGAAGTTGGATGAGAATCCGCCACCACCACGTCCGGCCCGGCCCGCCCTTCTTCGACCAGCGCGACGTGGTTGCCTCGGATGTTCCGCATGATGAAATCGTAGGGGGTGCCCTCGTAGCTGCCCGGCGTGAAATCCGGGTCGTAACGGTAGGCGCAGGAGAGTTCCCGGAAAGAACCGTCTTCAATGGCGTCGATGGCGGCCCGATCCCACACGGTCAGCGGCGCATCTACATACGGCGGGTTCCAGACCGCGCCTGTGCCCACCGCGCCCACGCGGGTGAGCTTCTGCGGCTCTTCCGCGCTGTCGATGTGGTGCTCAATGTGCAGCGGCAGCCCGGCCCATGTCTCAAGCGATGCTTGAAGTTCTTCCGGGTCACGAAGCCCGTAATAGACAGCCTCGGGGTCAAGCCCGGCTTCCTGCCAGCCCGGAATCTCCCGCCCGTAATAGGGGTTCACCGTCGCTTTCGTGATGTGCGACGCCCCGACGTGCAGGAACCCGTTCTCGTCGGTTTCCCGCTGTGAGGGGGACGCGTCGAAGGTGACGCCTTTGTTTTGATACATAGACTAGTCTCCAAATTCAGGGATGACGGACCGATACGTGCATTGGCACCCCGGAAGCTCACCGCAAAGCACTTTGCGCTTCACGTCAGAGTCGTAAAGACCTTCCGTGATGACGAACTTTTTCCCATTCATGAGCTGGTGGGTATGGCGGCTCGTTTTCTTTCCCGGCACATGCACCCAGATGCCTTCGGTGATGCCGAGCTCTTTGTCCTGCACCCGCTTAAGAGCCTCAGTCGCTTTGTTGGACTGGTCACGGGCGATAAATTCGGCCCGGCGCCGGGTGATCTCGTACCTCTTGTGCAGTTCGTCGGTAAGAAAGGCCACGCCCCGGCCCATGCTGGCGGATCGCTGTACAAGCCCCGTCACTTCCGTGAAATAGTGCTGCGGGATGGACTTGATGAGGTTGACATTTTCCTCGAAAAGAGCCCGCGCCACGTCGTTCATGGCCCTGCTTCTATCCATCCTCACCGTAAAGCCCGCATCCTTGAGGGCCTGCTTCATGCTGGCTTCCGTGCGCCGCCTCGTACTGCCCACAAACTCCCGCGCGAAACTCTCCGCGCTTTCCCTCCACCGCTTCGTCCAGTACCGGAACAGGCGTTTAAGGCGGTCTTGCAGGTCACTTGCCGGGGATGCATCCTGCGCTATCCGAGCTTCCTGCTGTCGGTACTCGGCGCGCAGCCACCACTCGACGGAACGCTGCATCTCGTCGAGGAGAGATACCAGCCGCTTCCGGTATTTCGCCCGAATACCCGCGTTGGGCTTGATGGCGCGGATGACCTTAGCCATAGACGGCCCCTGCCTTATCCACATCGTCGATGTCGGGCATCAAGCCCCCTTCCCCGGCTTCCGACAGGGCGTCGGGCATTCCGTTGCCCTGCGGCACTTCCGCCGGGTCTATGTCGGAGAAGCCGCTGTCCGGGTCACTGGCAAGGGACTGCCGGGCCTCTTCCTGAGAGATGATGTCCCGATCCATGTAGACGGCGATGGTGTCGGCCTTGGTCTTCTGGAGCGTCGCAAGGGCCGCCCTATCCTCTTCGCCGAGGGGCGCGAAGTCGAAAGTCACGGAAGGGTCGATGGTTCCGCGCAGGTAGAGCTGGATACAGTCGAGCGCCTTCTTGATGCCGTCGCGCAGGACTTTCTCCTGCTGGCTCATGACATGGTCGTAATAGTTGCGGATGTCCGATTCGCCCGTGGCATTGAACCCGGACGGGCTGATGCCGAGCAGCTTGACCGCCGGAGTGCGATTCAGGGCGGCGAGGATTTCAAGTGACTGGCGCACGATGTCGGTCACGCCGGAAAGCGGCGTTTCCAGCTTCACCACCTCTTCCGTTTCTTTGTCCACGGCAAGCACGCCGTCGTTCGTCATGGACTGGATCATGTACCGGATGCGGGTATCAAGCTGCGCCGTGCCTCCAGCCGCGTACAGGATGTCTTCCATCTTCGTCTTGAAGACCGTCAGCGAAAACTTGGTCAGTAGCCGGGCTTCGGCGGCGCGGCATTCCTGAAAATGCAGGACGTAATCCCAGAGGATCTGCGCCTGCGGGATGCCCAAAAAATTGTAGGCGGGCCGCAGCAGCACCGGGCATTCGTTCGCAACCAATCGGATGAGGCGCGAGGCGTGCACCCGCTGCCCGAGCACCCACCACCAGCGCGGGCGGAAGTAGTCCGGCTCAAGCGGCGAAAGGCTGTTGTAGTCTCCGGGGAAGACGTTCACGGGGTCGATGACGACGAAGCGCAGCACGCCGCCGGGCCTGAGTTCGGCGGAATACGGGCTGACGTTCAGCGGGCGTTCCAGCTCTTGGCCGACGGACCCGGTGTCGATGAAAAGGAAGGCCCCGCCCTCGTACCCTACAAGCTCCGTCGCTTCGTGGAAAAGACGCTGGAGCCCCAATCTCTTGCAAGCCTGTGCGAGGTCGGTGAGCAATGATTCGTCGCCGCCCTCCCCTTCGCGCTTGAACTCAATCCATGCGCGAGTCATGTCGTCGGACACCGTCTCGACACAGGCCCGGATCAATCCGTTCTGGGCAAGGTTCTGGAGGACGCCGTAGCCCATGAATTGCGGCGCAATCCCGACCCCAAGCTCAAGCGAGTGCTGGAGCAGGGAGTAGACGCCGGAATCCGCAAGCCGCGCATCCATCGCAAGCTGCACATCTTCGGGCGCGCCGAGCGTCTTCGCAGGACCGTACAACCGGCTGATGTCGTCGGGCGTAGGCGGCAAGGATTGAGCAAGGCCGTCGCGCACGTCCGGGGAGAGATTCAGACGGCGCGACGGTTGCACTTGAGGTATGGAGGTGGCGTGTCGATAAGTGCGCTTCTTGCTCATGTGCCCATAATGCTACGAGCCAAAAAGAAAACACACCGTGAACAAGGTTCGGGGGGCTTGGCTGTGGGGCACCTTTCATATTGTATCAATATAGATTAATCTATATATACATAGATACCTTTAGGGAGGTATCCGCATGTACAAAAGCATCATGGTGTTTCTGCTGGCCGCGTTGGTTATGACGTCCGAGGCGCAGGCCGCGGGCAACGAATGGAACGATTCGTTCAGCAAGGCCAAGAAGACGCTGGAACGGCAGGTCTATTATGACCATCGGATCACGCTCTACTGCGGGGCGGCGTTCGACGAGAAGAAGAACGTCACTCTCCCGGAGGGTTTTACTGCCGCGAAGCACGAGAAGCGGGCCGGGAAGGTGGAATGGGAACACGTGGTCCCAGCCGAGAACTTCGGGCAGGCGTTCGCGGAGTGGCGCGAGGGCGACGCGCAGTGCGTGGACAACAGGGGAAAGGCGTTCAAAGGCCGCAAGTGCGCCGAGAAGGTCAGCCGGGAATACAGGCTCATGCAGGCTGACCTGTACAATCTGTATCCGGCCATCGGCGCGGTGAATGCCCTACGCCAGAACTACAACTTTCAGATGTTGCCGGGAGAAAAGCCGGACTTCGGGAGTTGTGAGATGAAGATTGCGGACAGAAAGGCCGAGCCGCCTATCAGATCAAGGGGACAAATTGCCCGGACCTACAAGTATATGGCCGACGCCTACGCCCCGCGCTACCGCATGAGCCGCCAGCAGACGCAGCTCATGGACGCATGGGACAAGATGTATCCGGTTGATGCGTGGGAATGCACGCGGGCCAGACGTATTGAAAGACTACAAGGTAACGAGAACCCTTTTGTGAAGGAAAGATGTCAAGAAGCAGGACTCTAACTCTTTACATTCATTTATATTCTCCTTCCCATACGTGGCTGATTGAGGATGGCGGGGTTGATGCACATGGGCCGCTTGGTATCGAAATCACGCAGCGCCTGTGTTGTGGCGTCCACTTGGTCGTCGTGGGGCGCACCGGGGAACTGTATCAGTTCCGCGACGTACTCCCGCGCCCACGGGCAATGCTCAGGGTGCGGGAGCAGGACGTTCCCGGCCTCGAAGAACGTGGTCACGGCATGGGCCCGGGCCGTCTTGCTGCCGTCCGGCTCCACGGGGATGATACCAGGCACAACATGTTTCAGCGCGTC